GCTTGTGTCCACCCTATATTAGCATCGTTGTTAAAAAACACACCTTGCAAGACAGTATCAGTCGCATTATCCCATGTGATCGTCATTTGATCAGTCCACGCATCATACGCTACTGTAGAATTAGTCATATTAGACAGCGTAGCTATGCCGTCGTAGTTAATCATTGCAAGTGTTGCTGAATCCTGAGACGCCCATAAACTCGCTGTAGCCGCTTGAGCTTTATCCTCAATAACATCAAGCGATTGGTTAAACGTCTGTACGGTTGATTGGTCAATTTGTACGTCATTCGCGCGTATGTAATTCTGGAGCTGTATCCGATCATCATCAGTTTGAGCATTAATAGCTTCAGTGTAAATTGCTTCCGCTTTAGATATTTCCGTAGCTGCATCGCTAAACATTTCGATTGCTGCTTCCATTTGATCCATATTTTCTTCATAAGAGTCCACCAGTAAGTGTTCTGCTGAGTAATAATTAGCATTAGCCGTGTCTAGGATTGACTGATTGTAATACGCTACCTCTAGCAAATCTATCTTGTGGCTATCAGTACGACCAGCTACAGGCACTACAAGACCATCTACACTATCAGCTGATTGCGGTACACCTAAAGCCATTTCAACAACACTAGCCTGTGCATTACTAACTTGAGTATTGATATATGCGGCTGTATTGACGAGCTCTTGTATCTCAACAAAATCACCTGCGGGGCGTAAAGGGTTAATATTGGGGTCGATTAATGCGCCAAACGTGATAGCTTGTGGGTAATAGACACCTGTATCACCACTTAGTTGTGCGGTAGCGCTCAGAAACAGACTTGCCATCAGTATTTTCTTTATCTTCGCCATTTGTCTCTCCATTAATGCCTAACGCAACATCAAAATATTCCTTGTTTTCCTCATATCCTCTGACAAACAAATCTGGTTTACGTTTCATCATTAGGTAAGCATTCTTACCTGCAACCACTTTACCGCCTACAATAAGGGGGCATGGTGTCCCTGATTCAAACATTGATAACCAGTTGTCATCATGTTGGCACATTCTGGTTATTGCCGCTATCTTCATATTCAGCGTAAATAGCATTTGTGCATCTTTACGTCTATTACAATCTTCATCAACTCTATAATTACCTGCACTCAACCCTACTTGTAAAGTCGATACACCACCAGTTGTACTCTTTAAGCAGCTATCGTTGCCTCCTGACATCATACTGGGTGCTACTGCACTCGCTACTGGTATCTCACTTGCTGAACCCGCACCATTGTATTGATTGGTGTTCGTGTTCGTGGTATTGTTGCTGTCGACTGTAGCGCCTTGCTGGTTTGTATTTAAATCACCAGTTTGCGAGCTTGTATTACCACTGTCTGTATCCTGTGCATATATAGTTACAGCTAAAAATAAACTAAGTGAGCTTAGAATTAACTTTGCGTAACAAAGCATCACCGTTTGGACCAAGTGTAGTAACCATCTCGTCTGTTGCTGAAAAATCTTCATATTGTGTTAGTGCATGATTATTTATAAAAGTATCCATCGGACCATTTTTTACTGACTCTGCCCTTAATGTTTTAGCATTGTTAGCATCGAAAAACTCTTTGCTGTGAGCATGCCAATTGGGA